CCTTCTATTCCATTGTACCAAAAAATAATGGGGGAGGCAAGTCCACCACAAACTGCCTCCACCCATGGCATAGTCTGACCCTAGATCTATGCCTGCTCATTGTAAACTTATACTGTTAGGGCACCTGCGTGATAGTTAACAAAATCACTAATAGAATGAATGCCACTGTCATCTTCAACAGTATTATTAATTAGATTAATAACAATTGGATGGTCCATGAATCCTAGGTCATTAGGGTTGCATGCATAGATTCCATATCCTGTTTCATCTAGAATGCTATCTTTAAGTAGATGACTGATGGCCATACGTGTACCATATGAGTAATCTCCTAGTCTTGGCTCTGCATGCTGCAGCGCTAGTGCTAGGTCTTGGTGCATAGAGTCTTCACCCCAATGGCTGTATAAGGCAACTGCTAGGTCCTCTGATTGTTTAAATACAAATGTGCAACGTGCTCCCATTAGTCCATGTCCTCAATTTCTTCTATCTCTGTTACTTCTAGTGGATACCAATCATAGGCATATTCTTCAACATCTTCAGTTAGTTCAATACGATTAATCTCAGCAATTGCAGAGGCTTCATCTTCCGCCTCAAAATTAAACTCATAGATAGTTTCTCTTTTGGCGATTATTGTGTATAGTGGCATTATTGTATTCCTTCGCATAGTGGGTCGTGGTCTAGTTCTTCATCAAGTATATCACCGCAGAAATCACATGTCAAGTCTGGCTCTGCAACCATGATTTGAATAATAGTATTATCAGGAACAGGGTTCTCACTAATAAAATAACCAATCCTATTAACAAAGCCCCAGCCGCTCCAAATATAGAGACCGCCGTCATCGCCTTCCCCATACATCCAGATACGGCTATGTGGCTTAGACTTAACGTACTCTACCTCATCGCCATAGGTTTCAAACATCAAACCCTCAAAGGAGGCATTGTCGTCATAGTTATTAACCATGAACTTGAACTGCTCATCTGCTTCCTCAAAGGTCATCTCAATAAAGTTATCCATGAGTCTTTATCCTATCTGCTATAGCAAATGATAAATCATAAGTTAGTTTATAAATGTCTGTTAGTGCTTGCATATATCCGTCAAGCCACTCTCGCTCATCGTCTTGGTCACAGCGCTCTAACTTAATCTCTGCTTCAAGCATTAGGTTCTTTAGTTCACCATGTAGGATATCAGTTCCTGACTCCCCAATGTCTACTAATCTTTGCAGTCTATTATCCATTAAGCACCTCAATTAAATGTTTAGTAGCATAGATTTGTCCCTCAATGTCTACCACATGGATAGAAGCAGGGTTTTCTTCAAGGTCTTGTTCAAGACTTATTAGGTGTAGGTTTATATATTCTTTGAATGTGTTTAGGTCCATATATTAATTATAGGGGTTTGAGTTGATTTTTACAAGTGGACGAGGTGTGACTTCCGCCACAGTCTCCACATTGGTACGAGTTACCCAAGACCCACGCATACAGGTACAAGAAGCATTTTCCTGGGGATCAACCAGGGTAGTTATCTCAATAAGAGCATCACAGTTAGTACAAACATAACTATACTTAGTCCACATAAGAAACCACCAATGCCATAGCCTGATGTAGGAAACAATCACAGTCTCCACCATTCATATTTTCTATTAGTTCAAAGTGTGAGAAATTATCCTCGTAAATTGTGGTAAGTAATTCATCTATTGTGTAGGGTTTGTATGTGGTAGTCATGATATTAATTTTACAGGAATGTGGGAAAAAAAGCAAGTCCTCTTAATAAATATTTTATGAAATGTTATATAGTTACTTAATAGTAATGTCCGTTTTGTCCGTTTTACTCGGGGGCATTTTCTTGGCGATTCCAACGGGACTTGAACCCGTAGCCTCTACCGTGACAGGGTAGCGATCTAACCAATTGATCTATGGAACCTTGCGGAGCAGTTTTACATCATGCTCAGGATTTTTATTTATGCAATCTGCATTACATTTTGCACAACTTTTAGCAGACGATTTTTCTCTGCGTTAATTGAAGGGTCAAATCCGCTTGCACTTGCAAGAATAGATTCGTTATTACCACCACGAGCAGAACGATACCAATCAAGGCGTTCAGTTAGTGCATTGAAAGCACCCCACGCATTACCAGCAATCATTCCGTTAAACTCGCCTGTGTAAATGTCATTGATAACATCTACCTTGTTTTCCCACTTCTTGAAAGCACCTTTAGAATCTGCTTCAGGCTTTGGGTATGCAGCAAGAATGATGTCGTTAAATTGCTTAGCACTGATTTCTGTTTCAATCATAGCCTTAGCCATGAGGTCAAAAGAATCCATGTACTTATGAGCCATGCCAAGAGTCTCACGAGCAACGGCAACCTTGCCACTTGCTGTCTGTGTGTGACGAATCTTGAATGATTGCTTAACGCCATTCTTTTTCTTAGTAGTGTTAAGTGCAAGATTGAGAGTGTTAGCGCACACAACACGAACAGGTGTAATGCTTGCTTGAATAGCGATTGAGCCATCGTGTGATGTGTTGATGAGCAAATAAGTCTTTACCTTATCTGCAACGCCGTTAGGGTCAAGAACAGTTTCACGCTCTAGTGCTAATGCACCAAATACAACACGTCCGCCCTTGATTGAGCCAGCGGTTTCCCATCGTCCGCCACCATCTAGAATGTTATCACCAAATGAAAATAAATCTTCATTCTGCATAACATGGTAACGCTCACCTACGACACCAAGAATGTCTGTCTGTGAATTGTCTGTTGGGTTAGTACGCAAAACGTACTGATAGTTTTTGTCACTTGTTAAATGTGATGGGGTTTCCAAATCTTCCAGACGAACATTCCAATTAGAAAGATTAGCCAAATCTAACATTTCTTTTGTTGTTTTTTCTTCTGTAAATACGGTACCCAATCCATGCCAAGCAGGTTCACGAAATGATGCAAAACTTGCTACGCCATTTTGTGTTTCTAGTTCATGTGCCATGAGTTTTCTCCTTTTTGTTTGTTGATACTTTTAATCATACACTATGGGGCTGACAAATGCAAATCAGGATAGTTAAGAATCTGGACAATATGGACATTTTTTTAATGTGTCGTAATTCACAGTGTGATCTAAGTCACAGGCCCGAGCCGCATTTTTATGCAACGGCATGAATAAAAATTAGGAGCAGTTTAAAGACATGCTCAGGTCCATTAGTAGCCCCCTACTAAATATCTATTCTGTCAACACTGGATGATAGATACGTTACACCTTGTGGTTCTGACACTGAATCAAAATCAATATCATGAATTAAATTCATTGCTGATTCTTCATCACGTGCATTGACTGTAATTGAATATTGAACTGTAACTTCTAATTCAAATTCTTTTGTTAATTCAAAACCGCAAATGTTTGCAATTTCTTCTGCAGTATCTTCTGAAATGGTACCGTCGCTAAGTTGTTCTAAGGTCCAGTCTTGCATTTCGTTACGCATACGGTTACGCTCTGCAGCCTCACCATATGAGCGCTGAGTTACTGTTGCGATGTGCTCTTCAAGTTGCTTGATACGTTCCTTGTTGGCCACGAGAGTGGTTTCTAGGAATTCTCTTGTCATGTAGTGATTGTCTACGATTTGGTCCATGGGGGCCTCTTTCTGTTAGTTGTTTGTATTAATTGTACTACTGGCCACTGACAATTGTCAAGGACCCTTGCGGGGAGCAGTTTAAAATCTTACTCAGGATCATCGTCTCAGGCATACCCACGCATCATGGCCTGGGGCTTAGCAGAGGCGAAAGTTACTTTGAATAAGTATATGAATAAGACAGTTGCTGAGTCTTGTACTTAGCCAAGCCATTTGCAGTTGTAACTAGTGAATGAGCCTTAACCGCATTCTTGTCTGCAAATTGTAGAATTGTTTTCTTGCCCTGCTTGATAGTAAAGTTATACATTGTTTTCTCTTTCTGTTTGGTGGTTTGGTGTATTATTTAATTGTACTAGATTTTGACGGGGGAGTCAAATACCCTCCCCCATCTTTATCTAATTAGAGATAACGAGCAACCGCTTGATAGGTTGATGTGGAAACTGTTTCCTCATCTGTCATCTTTAGAATACGAATAGCGTTAGAGATTTCCTCTTTCTGCTCACGATAGTTATAGACAGACATTGACTCAAAATCCTTAGTAGGTTCTTTAGGCAAGTCTTTCTCTGATACTGTGAGGTCAAAGTCAATGTTTAACTGATTATTCCATGAACGGAAGTTTGTGCGGAAGTTTTCTGCCTTCTTGATGTTTGCTACCGCATAGTCAATAAGTTCCTTTTTCCACTTCTCGTATTGCTTCTGATACTTTGCTTCGTTTGCTTCTTGTGATGTGTAGTCAAGTTCTAACTTAGCAAGTGCTTGCTCTAGTGCCTTGATTACCTTTGGTGTTGCAATCTTTACGCTAATTGCTTTCTGTCGTGCCATGTGTTTTCTCTTTTCTTTGGTGGTTGATTTGTTAGGGGGTTGGTTGAGCAGTTTATTTATTATCTCATGCTCAGGAGATTTTTGTCAAATTATGACTTTGGTGTCCAAGTTGTGTAACGAGTCGCACCATTAACATCTAACTTAACACGAACATTTCCGTTAGCCTGTGGAGTAATCTCCTGAATTGTTCCTGTTACCTTTGACTTTTGTGATGTGTAGGTATCGCCTACCTTGTATGTTGCTGTATTTACTGACATTGTATTTCTCCTTTGTTTGTTTGTTATGTATTAAGTGTAACATTTCCTACTGACATTTGCAACATTTTCCCCTAGATTTCTCACTATTTGAGACGCTCAGGGGTGTGATTTATGTCACTCATGCCCTAGCCCTGCGAATAGGCATAGCCCTATGAGTAATAGGATTATTAGTATCTCCATTTTCCCTCATTTCTTGCTTGATGAAAAAATTATGTCACTCTTAGAGTATACACAAAGTGAGCAAGAAACGCAAGCGGAGCCTTTAGTTGAGATAAGTGGTATCTGCCTATTATTCTCAGGACACTTAGCACTAGGCTTACCAATCATCTCTTTTATGTCTGCTTGACCTTGTGCAAAATTCTTAGCAAGGTATGCCATGCGTACCCCACTGTTAATTTTAAGATCAACGGCAGTTTTAACATTCTCACTATCTGCACTGAAATAGAGAGAAAGATTATCTATCCCATTAAGGATAAGGGCTGCACTCTTCACACGTGTGTATACCCAGAATTGAATGTCTGTATTATTATTGATAACTGTTTTCCATGCCATTGCATAAGTATCATTAAAGAAATCGCCATCCCAGTGAATACGAAATAGCATAGGTGCGTCTTTCTTTATGCAGTCATTGCGGAAATCTTCTATCATCTCAGATAGTAAAGTCTCCATAGTGTTTTGGTCTGCGTCTTTTAGTAATTCCCAATTATGAATTAGGTTAGCCTTAACGCCCTTGAATAGTTTTTCTAACTTACCTGCATAGCATACGCTCTCGCACACTGTTGTGGCTCCAGGGCATGAGTATGCTTTTCCTGCGGGGAGTCCAAAGGTGTTAGCAATTGTTGCAGTCTTACCATTAGGAGATACAGCATTAGTTACTTTCCTATCTTTGCTTCTAAGTAGTTTGGTCATGGTGGCTACTCACTTTCTTTCTTTAATTTTAACATAAGGGACTGACATTTTTTTCTATTGTATTTTTTTTTATTTGGAATAGCAGAGGCTGCATTGCTACGACGTAATTCCATTAGTCGTCTTAATTCCTCTTGGCTTTTCTTCATATATTTATTTTAGCAGAAAATGGGAAAAATATCAAGTCCTCTTAATTAGTACAAAACGGACATTTTGCCTCGGGCCGTTTTTGCAGGGGTTTTATTAGCCTTCAACAAAAACATACAACGGAATTAAATCATTGTATGCATACTGAATAACTTCTTTTTCACCAAACTCATTTTCTGTTTGTATGTCATAGTTATCGCCTGTTGAATCACTTTCAATAAAGATTACTTCAACAATGTCATCTTCAATTTTTATTAAATCGCCAAGCATTAACTGATCTGGTGTTAAGTTATCTGCATGTATAAGTTCCATGTAATTCATTGTAACACTCATTTTATTCAAGCCCCAATCCTAATTCAAATCCTAAGTCTTCATCGTAGTCTTCAACGTTTTCTGGCAACCATGCATGCAAGTGGTGTTGTTCAATGATAGCCCAAACTGGTGCAGCGGTATTACCCTTGTATAAAATACCATCTGGCATTTCAATAGTTTCGTCCCACAAATCCTCATGAGCAAAGTCAATAGCCTGTATGCATACTGGAACCATGCTTAGTGGTACTGGTGGATAGTGATTACCCTGCAAGTGATAACCAATAGCCTGTTCAAGGCTTATGTCAATGTTTTCTGCTAACTCTGTTGCGAAATTACTTCCCATTTACTTACCTCCTACAATTCCTGAGCGATACAAAACTTTTGTATGCATTTTGCCATTAGGCTCTGATAGATTAACTGTGCGGTATTCATCAGCAAATCCGTGGTCTGTGAAAGACTCAAAACTTTTGACGGCAGATAAGCAATCGCTAAATCTACCAATCCAATCAGCCTTGGTATTACTATCGTTGGTGCTAGTTACTGAGTATAGGTATTCGTTCATTATGCGTTCTCCTTATAGAATTCGTTCATTACACTTTCAGCATACCACTCTGAGTATTCATTTTCAAGTTTGACACCCTCTGCACAAGTGCAAAATTCTGTGTCAAAATCTTCACCATTAGCCCAACCAATAGAGCCTGAGTCATAGCACTCAAAACAAGTGCCAATACTATCAAATAAGTTTCCCATTATTTATTCTCCAATCTTTACTGCAACAGTAGCATAGCGGTCTGACAAATAGGAAGGCGTGTCAATCTGTACGACATAAGCCTCAGTATTTTCTCCATACCAAATTCCTTCACGCTTTTCTGCGTGTGTGATAACGCCCTCAAAGTGGCGGTTTCGTGAGCGATAGTGTTTTCCTACAAGTAGGTTTTCTATTGTGTATAGTTTTGTAGCCATGTGGCAACCTCTTTCTTTAATTAACTTATTACTCTGTAATCCTATCATTACCTACTGACATTTATCAAATTACTAGCGAGTAGTCTTAAATAATGAGACGCTCAGAAAATGTGAGAAAAATCACAACCACTTAAAGTTATCCACAACCTGTGGAAAACGCCCCGAGCATTTTTATTTGAAAAGATCAAGCAGTTTTAAATCATGCTTAGGATTTTTTTGTTATGCGTTTTCTAATTGTTTAACGCAAGCATCCCAAAATTTATCTTCATCAAATCTTGGATTGTCTGCACTAAACCACTCACTGAATTCAAAAACTAAATCTTGAAAAACATGAGAGTCAATAGTATCAGCGAACTGATTTAGAATTTTTGCAGTTTCAACATAGTCTTTGCGTGTCATTGGCATTTTATTCTGCCACCTTTAGAATTGCGTAGGACCCACCAGCATTTATTTCATCAAGTGCAGGCTTTAGAGCAGGCGCAAGCAATTCCTTAAGCATTGACTCAAGCATTTGAATACGCATTGACTCCTCAAGGGCCAATAGTCGTGCACCTACTGGATGAGTTTCGTCTACCTCTGTGACGAAGTGAAGTGAGTGAGGGATTTGTATCATTATAGTGAAGCCTTTCCACGAATTACGCCACGAACGCCCAATGCGTCGCAGGACATTTTTACAGATACGCCAACAGGTAATTGTGTTGGGTAAGTTGAGATGAATTGAGCAACAGCACCACGAGAGGTGAGGTTGATTTTTTTTACAGAACCTGAAAAGGTTTCTAGTGTTACAGTGTAAGTCATTGAGTGACTTCCTTTCTTTAAGTTGATAAGACTATCCTATCATGGGGGGCTGACAAATTAGGGCATTTATTCGCTAGGCTCACTGTGATACTGGTCACATTTATTTGCTAGGCTCACTGCCTGATTTATCTTTATTTAATTGTTATAGTAGAATACTACACGATAAATGTCAAAAAGTCAAGTCCAAACACGGCGTGTCGTATGTGATACGTAACACATTTATCCTGATAGTTTCCTGAGAGCGCCCCGAGCAAAAAATCGCAGGTATTTATTCTGCGATCTTTTTTTATTAACTATGAATTGCAATTACAAAAGCAAAACAAGTTATTGCGATTAAAATAACTAGCATTAGTTTTTCTCCTTATACAAATAGTTCCAAGCATTACGACAAATCAAAATTGATTTGCAGTTATCGCAACAGATAATTCCATCACGATTTAGTTCAATGTCATAGACATCAACCATTGTAGATGTAGCACCACATACTGATGCTAAAGGTAAAAAGGTACTCATTTAGAAACCTTCCAATCTGTCCACTCAGGTAGACGCTCAGGGTCAGTATCGTTATACCAACGCTCAATGTTTTGTTCACAATCTTGGCAGAAAGTGAATTGGTCATCTCCTACATTGGAGATAGCAGACATCATAGGATTATGGTCTACGCATTTTATTAGTGTTATCATTTTATTATTAACCTTTCTTTAGTATCCAATAATTTCTGTACCATAGATTTCTACGGCTTGATAGACGCTCATTACGCCTTTATAGTCACGACATCTGCGACATGTTCTGTCCCAGCCGTCCATACGGAGTGAGCAGAATACGCAAATGTTATCTGTTACGCAGATACCTTTCTCAATAAGGAAATCCATTGTATCTATTTTATTAGTGTTAGTCATTTTGACCTAACCTTTCTTTTTTTGTTAAATAACCTTTATTTAACTTTCTTTATACTAGTAAGTATAACAGGGGGGTCTGACAAATTGGGGGGTATAAATAGGGCAAAACGGACATTGTGACGTAGAACACATGTGACCTACACCACACGCCCCGAGCCAAAATGTGAGGCACATCACATTAGATATACGGCGTGTCGCCTTGACTTTTGGCAGGGTATATGTTAGGATACTCCTATACAATTAAATAACAGGCTAAGGATATGTGACAGACATCACATAGACACAAGGCTAAATAGGGTTGAAAATGTCAGCCCTATAGTATAGGATAGATACTATACAAACTAAAGAAAGGTACTCATCAAATGAATACACTAGAAAGAATTAGACAAGAACAGCAAGAACGCTATGCTATCCAACGAGAGAAGGATAAGGCTAAGATTGAGGCTATGTTCTCTAATCACTCTCGCCCCCTAAATAACGCTTACCTACTACAGAAAGAAGAAAACTAATTATGACTATCACTTACTCAATTTGGCAAGGCTCTAAACTTATCTCTATTGATAACATCGCACATGAGCCAAAGGCTATAGACCACCTCATCGCATCACTCAACGAGAGTGAATTAGGTAAGGTTAAGAAGTTCACCGCTAACATCATGGACATTAAGGTAGGTAAGTAGATGACATCAGCACTATACGCACACACGTGCGACACATGCGGAGACACAGGCATCATTCTATTTGATGGCAACACAACACGCATTGACCCTTGCAAATGTGTATGAGTGAAGAGTTAGAGAGACGAAGAGAATGGCTTGCTAATGGTGGGACTATAGCAAACTATCCACGAGACCACTACCCAGAGAAGTAGAATAGATCAGTATAGGGGGCATGCTCTATGTGTGCTCACTATATTTTTTTATTTATTTTTTAAAATACATGTATCATACACATAAACAAAATATTCAGATTTTTGTCAAAACAAAAAATTATTCAGATTTAGGGTATAATCAAATATAACAATAAAATGCAGAAAACTGCGGAATACGGTAGGAGCAAATAATGTTTGAAAAATATGAAGGGGGTAGGTTAATAATCCCTAAAGAATACTTTGGTTATGATGAATCATCATTGATGATAGTTGAAGATTTTATAGAAAAAGAAGATTTAGAAACATTAAACAATTATGCAAAATCAATAGATGTTGAATATGAGGGGGGACACAGAGTTGAACTAAAAAACAGAATACATACTCCTGAAGCATTCTATGAAAGTAATCCTAAACTATATGATTTAATTAAAAATAAGTATTTGACAAAAGGCAAAGCATTAATTGAAAATAAACATAAACTAAAACTAAGCGAATCATATAGATGCGGAGACCACACTCCTAAAATGATAGAAGGAGAACCTAGGAAAAAATTTATGGAAATAGTTTCTCGGTGTGGATGCTTTGTAGAAAGTATTCCAACTATCAATGTTTGGCGAGAAGGCAACGATCAGAGAGAACATTTTGATAATAATGAGTTTTCAGCATTAGTATATATAAATGATGATTATATTGGCGGAGAGATAAATTTCCCTGAAATAGATTTAAGCATAAAGCCAAAGGCAGGATCCTTGATAGTTTGGCCAGGGTACTTTAAGCATAGTGTAAGTTTAGTTGTATCTGGAACTAGGTTTACACTGCCTATGTTCTTAAAAGCAATTTCTGTCATAGAATCGTGATATAATAAAACCATGATTATAACAGAGGAAGCAGTAGCAAAAATGTCATCTATCCTTGATGTCTTAAGACCAGAGGCACCAGATACAAATCTGTTCTTTCGCATTTCTTCAAGACATAATTTTGCATTACTTATGGGATGTGGTGGAATTAGATACGGCCTAGCAGTAGATCATGAAGTAAAGGCTACTGATATTGTAGAAACATATGGAGACATTGAGGTCAGAATAGATCCAGTTTCTTGGATTTTAGCAAAAACACTTACTATAGAAGTAGGCGAATTTGGAACTAATGAAGTATTAGTTTTCAATCAAGATCCAGAAGTAACAATGTGTTATTGCGGACCAACTCACTCTTAAAATTTTGAAGGTATAAAAATTATGGGCATACTAGAAAATCTTGAAGGTGCTTGGGATGAAGACTTTCAATGGGAGTCAAACCCTATACATAATAAAGATAACATGGGTAGAGAAAAAAGTTGGGCTACAGAAATTTTTTCAGAAACCGTATGTAACAATTGTTCATCTGTAAAAGAAGAAGAATTCTTTTTAGATGAAATTGATTTTGATAAATAAATCACCATTTACCTATTGGGCACTGGGCATGTTCTAGCATTGTTTTTAATTTCATAAAACATCCACACTTACGACATGTTTGAGAAGATTGTCTAAACCACTCACATGATTTACATATGTTTAAACGCTCTTCTTGGACCTCTGCAGCACTTCTAGGCTGTTTTGGATTAAGAAGGTCCCAAGGCTTTACATCATCGCTCATATGCCTAGTATATCAAGTTTTTCGGGGATTCCAACAAGAGCCGTATCTACTTTGGTCCATAATTGATATGACATACTAGGACGTATATAAGCAGACAATCCAATAGCGTCTAAACAGTATATATTTTCTTTTTGATACCATAGCGCAGAGTTATAATCTAAACATGATTTGTCAAAGACAAATAGATAATATGTTTTAGTGTCATATTTTTCGGGGACAGAGGACCAATCTTGGTCTACTTTGGCTAAACAAACATATATATCTGCACTAGTATTTGTAACATGTTCAATCATTTGCTCAATAGTCTCATATTTGCCAAGACGAGAACCTGAGAACTTTAATGTATTTTTCTTTGGATCATATACGCCAGATTTGACCGATATAGAAATACCATCTTCTGTAGTCATATCTACCGAAACAGAGTGAGATCTATTGGGTTGCCAATCTGTTGGGAAATCATTTTCTTTTAGTGCGTCGGCGATTAACTCTTCTAAAAACTCACTCGTACACGGTAGTCTATATACGCTATGATGAATACGCAACTTATCTAGCAATACCGTTTTTAAAATATGTTTAAAAGTTTCTACCCACATATAACTATTGTAGCGTATAAGAGAAAATTCCACAAGTAGCACCATACGAATGCTTGCATTCAAATATTGGTGAAAGGGTGGTTTGTTACTCTATTTCGGCGACGTAAAAGAGCACTTCTATTTTCGGCGAGTTCTACCACTTTTTCATCTCAAAGGGTGATATAATAATCTTGTTATGACAATTCAAGACTGGGCTGCGCTTACATTATCATTGCTAACTATAATCGGAATCGTTGTAGGCGGAATTCGTTTTCTCGTAAAACATTATTTTCACGAAATGAAAGCAGAACTTAAGCCAAATTCTGGATCAAGTTTAAAAGATCAGGTTACGAGATTAGAACTCCGTGCTAACGAAGCAGATCAAATGCGTCGTGATATGGATCGTAAACTTGACAAAATGTATAGCATTCTAATTGAGTATATTTCTAAATCTAGTAAATAATTTTACGGCGACTCATACTTTGTATACTTTTGAAAATCTCCAAATGGAATAATAGTTGAATCTACCCACCAGTCTTCATGACCTATCTTACATACAAGCGCATATCCAAGATTATCTAAAATTTCTCTTTGAGCATCTCTTAGGCTTGCATTGCGGTAATAAATCATAAACTCGTGCTCAAAAGAAATAACACTAAATCTATATTGAGTTAATGGAAGACTTATAAGTCCAAGTAGTGGAGATCCAATAGTATCTCTTGATGGACGACCTGCTCTATCCACAGGGCTTTCAATATCTATTTGTAAATAGTCAATTTGCTTGGGAAAATTGTTTTCTTCAAAGTATTTTAAATAGTTAAACTTTGTTGCATCCTGAACAAGACATGGATTTTTTCTGATTGAGTTATAATTGGCTGCATGTGTTTCATCAAGATCAAATCCAACACCTTTCCAATCAAATTCATTTTCCATTCTATATGTGGTATTTCCTCTAATAGGATCTGCTGAACCCATTTCTACATAATACCCATTTTTTTTATACCCTAAAATATCTAAAGCAAAATTACCCGACGATCTCATTACCTCTGCTTTGTCTTGTTCCATTTTATTTTATCCTAATCTGTTATATACTATATATAAGATATCTTCTAGTTATTTATTTACAGTATACTTCTTTTCTTATATATATTTAAGTATACACTATTCGTTTCTTGGCTCTTTATGACAAAACAATACAAAACGGACATTTGGTACTATAACGATTTTATAACTTTAAATACCAATGTCCAAATTGTCCTAGTATGTTATAATTTATATTGGCTATCTTCCAAGATACTACCCACCCCTCTGCGTCTTGGGAGATAGTCTTATTTTATGGTATAATCATTTATTATGACCTGTTCTTCTTTTGCCACAGAAATTCAACAATTAGGAGCCACTCCAGCAAACGTACCGTGGTCTGTTGTTCGTGGAAATACAGCAACTCTTCGCATAGATTTTCTTCAAAACAATGAAACAACATTTTTTGATACTGCTGGTTGGACATATAAAGCAACAGCATATGATCCAGTAAGTACATTTTTAGATGATATACAGGTTGCTGGGTATTCTGGATATGTGATTTTAACAATTCCAGCAACAACCACATCTAATTGGGGTTCTTCATTTAGTTCTATTGTTGCAGAGTTATCTTTTGACCTTCAAGTAAAAATTCCAAATGGCAGTTCCCCATTTATTTGGACACCAGTAACTGGAACAATATGTGTACTTGGTGATGTTACAAGTGGAGGTATGCGATGAACTTGCCAAAAGTTATAAAAGTTTCTCAGCCCACACCTTTGGTTCCTGCGATTATTAAAATTAGTGGAAAGGTTTATAAGGTTAAAAGATAATGGCAACCTATAGAAATTCTAGCAATAGTGTTTATGATATTGGATCAGCACCACCACTTATAAATTGGACCATAGTAAAGGGAGACACATCATCTTTTCAGGTATATGTAACAGATGATCTAGAAGCCCCATTAATTATTCCAAATTGGACAATTAAGATGGAGATTAAAAGACCAAATGTAACTCCTGGAGTATTTACAGATAATGCTACACCAGTTGTTACCTTGACTCCAGCACCAACAGATACTGATGGACTTGGAGAGTTTACTGTAGCCTTAACTAAACAGCAATCTTCTATTTTATTAACAGGCGATATTTTTGATATAGAGTTAAGTAGGGTCGGAACTGTTTGGACAGTTGCTCGTGGAATAATTACTTTGGTTGAGGATGTTACAAACTAATGGCTGGTATTACACTAAGGTCAAAAAATAATTATAAAGCAAGAATTATAGAAAATGATTACTCTGCAAAAATAAAAGATAAAAACTCAATCACCCAGATAGCACAAGTTCTTCCATTTAGAGTTAGATTTCAAAATATTAGCATTGGCGGTTACTCTGCTTCCAATCCCGCACCAATTGGAATTGCGGTAATAGGTTTAAATAACTATATACTTTAAAATAAATGGTATAATGTATTTATGACCAAACTATCAATAAATGAGGTAAAATCAAAATTTGAAACTGGAGATAGACCTTCAGGATTAGATTATGTTGACCTTATAGATACATTATCTGCAAACTCAACAGACTTGGGTTCTACAGGAAATAATGAAACATCAATAACTGGTCTTGAAAATGCAACGGTTGTGGATTCTTTTTCTGCAACTGAATGGCGTTCAGTAAATTATTTTATTTCTATGTCTGCAGTTACAGACGGAAGAAATAAATCTTATTCAACAAATCTTTCTGTGCTAATTGATAAAGATAATATCAATGTTAGTGAGTACGGAACTTTAGACAACGATGGGGATATTGGAACCGTTAGTGTCTCAAAAGGAGTTGGAGTAATTTCATTAGTTGTTACACCAAATCCAGACTTTAAGCCAGTCACTGTGCGATATTCTCGTACGGGACTTAAGGCATAATTAAAAGGAGATAATAATGGCAACAGTAAATAAAGACTTCAGAATAAAATCTGGGTTAGTCGTTGAAAGCGGATCAATCACTACACCACTATCAACAGCAGGTATTGTTTTAACAAGTGGCTCTGGTGTACTAAGCAGCACAGCAACTATTGCTAACTCATACTTAGCAAATTCAGCAATTACATTTGGATCTACTTCACAAGCACTTGGATCTACAATTTCAAATATTGCTGGCGTAACAATTAACAGCACAACAATTCCAACAAGCAAAACCCTTGTTGTTACAACTGATATTGGAACAACTGTACAAGCATACGATGCAGATCTTGGAGCAATTGCTGCTTTAACAGGAACATCTGGTTTCTTGAAGACAAATGGTTCTGGAACTTGGTCAGTTGATACAGCGACATATCTAACAACTGCTGTAACAAGTGTTGGACTTTCTCTTCCAAACATTTTTACAGTTAGCAACTCACCAGTTACAACAACTGGAACTCTTACAGCAACTCTTGCATCACAGACAGCAAATCAAGTGTTTGCAGCACCTAATGGTTCAAATGGAGCACCAACATTCCGTGCATTAGCAAAGGCTGATATTCCAGGAGTAAACAACAGTTTTGTTGTAAAGGCTGACTCTGGTACTACAGAAGGAACTGACCTATACACCTTTGATGGTTCTTCTGCAAAGACACTAAACATTGTCGGTGGAACAAATATTACAATTACAAAGTCTGCTGGATCATGGACAATTGCTGGTTTAGCAACTGGTGTAACATCTTTGTCCTTTGGTTCTACAGGACTAACACCAAATACAGGAACAACTGGAGCAGTTACTGTTGCAGGTACACTTGTTGCAGCAAATGGTGGTACTGGAATATCATCGTATGCAATTGGTGATATTATTTATGCAAGCGGTTCAACAACACTTGCTAAGTTAACAGCAGTAGCAACAGGAAATGTTCTGATCTCTGGTGGTGTTACAACTGCTCCGTCATGGGGTAAGGTTGGTCTTGCAACACATGTTTCTGGAACTCTTCCACTTGCAAATGGCGGTACTGGAACAGTTGATGGATCAATTACTGGTACAGGGGCATTAACTTACACAGCAGGTGGAACAAATACAAATATTAACCTTGTTCCAAATGGAACTGGTACCGTAGATGTTGCTTCTAAGAGAGTTACAAACGTAGCAACACCAACAAGTGATTACGATGCAGCAAACAAACTTTATGTTGACAATGCAGTAAACGGTCTTGACTGGAAGGCTTCAGCAAACCTTTTGGCAGCATCAAATATTGCTCTAACTGGTTCAACAGGAACTCTAGTAATTGATGGACATACAGCCCTTGCAGCAGTAAATAATGGTTACAGATTGTTACTTATTGGTCAATCAACACCAATACAAAATGGTCTTTATACTTATTCTGATGCTGGTTCTGGATATACACTTACTCGTTCAACAGATGCAGATTCGCATACAGAACTTATTGGTGCAGCAGTATTTATTATGGAAGGCACAGGCTATGGAAATACTTCATGGGTGCAGTCAAATCACTACCTATCATCCTTTACAGGACAGTCATGGGTACAATTTGCTGGTGCTGGAACATACATAGCAGGAGCAGGTTTAACTTCTACTGGAACAACATTTAATGTTGGAACAGCCTCTACTGCAAGAATTGTTGTAAATGCAGACAATGTTGATCTTGCAACAGTATCTCAAACAAATACAACTGGAACTGCAGGAATTAACTTTGTTCAGTCACACACCATTGATTCATATGGACGTACAACTGGAACAGTATCAGCAGATATCAGAAATGCAACTTCTTCTCTTGCTGGTATTGCACTATTCCCAACTGCACAGTTCACGGTAACATCTGGCTCTGTAGCATTAACATCACTTGCTGGATCAGTAATTAACAGCGGTGTAGTTGGTGCAACATACGGTGGTACTGGTGTAAATAATGGTTCAAATACACTTACTTTAGCAGGAAACGTATCACATGCTGGTGCATTTACTCAAACATTTACTGCAACTGGAAATACAAGCGTAACACTCCCAACAACTGGAACCCTTGCAACATTAGCAGGATCAGAAAGCCTTACAAATAAGAAACTTGGCTCTCTTACAACTAATGGTCTTGTTACAACATCTGGTTCAGATGGAACACTTAGCGTTACAACAATGGGTTCAGGAATTGCAACATTCCTATCAACTCCAACAAGCGCAAACCTTGCTTCAGCACTAACAGACGAGACTGGATCTTCAACTGTTGTTATGTCTGCAAGTCCAGCACTTACTGGAACTGTAACATTTGGTGGAAATGCTGCAATTGTAAATGCTTCTGGTTCAACAACTGGAACAACAGTCCTTACACTAAGTTCTGTTTTTGCAACAGCAGCATACGATGGAGGAGAATTCTTAGTTAAGATTGAGAATGGCGTAAATCTTCAAATTATTAAGGTTATTCTTGTAACTAATGGAACTGACTTCTATGTAACTCAATATGCAGATGTTCAGACTAGTACATCTCTTGCTACCGTTGATTTCTCAATAACAACTGGAAATGTCAACATATTGGTAACTCCAGTAGCAGGTGCAACAGGAACAACTTCTGTAAAGGCTATGGGTAATCTAATAGCATCATAAAAATATATTAAATAAGGAAGGGGCCAGAGAAATCTGGTCCTTTTCTGTTTTATATCATTATTATGCTATAATGGACTTACTACGTTCAGAAGGATAGTGAATTTTGGCCACAGTCAATAAAGATTTTAGAGTAAAAAATGGTTTAGTCGTAGAAGGCACGTCAGGTATTAGTGCTGGAGATGGAATCGCATCTTTGGCTGGTGGAAGTGCATTAAACCTAACAAGACCAATTAACCTTGCTGGCAGCACTGCTACTCTACGAGTATGGCGAACAACTGGTGGTGATCCAGCATACGAACTAATTTCTGGAACAGACTATGCTGGGGGACCAGGATCAGCATCTAATACTTGGTGGGACTTTTATACCAATACCGATAACTTTTATTTAAGAAGAAGAACTGGCGGTGCTGCTGGTTTATATCTTACAGTTTTGGCTAATGGTAATGCCACATTTTCTAATAACGTAACAGCAGCATCATTTATTCGCTCTGGTGGAACTTCTTCTCAGTTCCTAAAAGCAGATGGAACAGTAGATTCTTCAACATATGCTTCTGCTGCCTCTCCTGTATTTACTGGAACCCTTAGCATTCCAGCAGTTAAGTATGGATACACAACTACCGCAGCAGCAGGTGGAACTACAACACTTACAGTTACAAGCACACATCTTCAGTTCTTTACTGGAACACTTGCACAAACAGTTGTTCTTCCAGTAACTTCAACTTTAACTACTGGTCATTCTTATGAGATTCAGAACAATGGATCTGGAACATTAACAGTTAACTCATCAGGTGGTAACTTAGTTACAACTATTCCTGGTGGAAACTCTTATGCTCTGACCTGTATTGGAACAACTCTTACAACTGCTGCTGACTGGGATGCAGAATGGAATGCTTCAAATAGTATTACTGGAACTGGTTCTGTTGCACTTTCAGTATCACCTACATTTACTGGAACTCCATTATCTACAACTGCAGCAGCAGACACTAATACTACACAGATCGCAACTACCGCTTTTGTAGTTGGCCAAGCATCTGCATCTACTCCTGCAGCCATTGGAACAGCAGCAATTGGAACATCTTTAAGATATGCTCGTGCAGATCACGTCCACCCATCAACAGGGTTTGCATTATTATCAGGTGCAATATTTACTGGTTTAATTCAAGGAAGAGAAAATACTGGCGGAACAATTGCAAACTCTAATGACTCAGGAAGCGTTTCAATTAGAGGAAATGCAACTACTCAATCTGCTGCAATGTCTTTCCATAGAGTTGGCAACTATGCAATTAATATGGGTCTTGATACTGACAATGTATTCAAAATTGGCGGTTGGTCTGCAGGCATCATTATGTTGTCACTTACAGGAGCAGGAAATCTTACAATTCCTGGAGCACTTGTCGCAGCAACTAAATCCTTTGATATTAAACATCCAACAAAAGAAAATATGCGCTTGCGCTACGGATCTCTTGAAGGACCTGAAAATGGTGTATATGTTCGTGGTAAGTCAAAAGAAAAAATTATTCAGTTACCAGATTATTGGACTGGATTAGTACACGAAGATAGTATTACAGTTAATCTAACATCTATTGGATCTGGAACATTATATGTAAAAGAAATTATTAACAATACCGTTATTGTTGGCGGTACATCAAAAGAATTCTTCTTCACAATATATGGAGAAAGAAAAGACGTAGATAAACTATTAGTGGAGTACTAATGGCTATTAATTACAATCCTTCTATAGTAAGAAATGGACTAGTACTATATCTTGATGCTGGAAATGTAAACTCTTATTTTGGTTCTGGAACTACTTGGAATGATTTAAGTGGTAGTGGGCTTAGTGCAACAGGAACTGCTGCTAATATTTCTTCAACAGGAGCAATTGCTGGTGCATCTTGGACCACACAATCAACAAATATACTTAATAACGACACTCATTCAATATTTTTTATGTTAAAAATGAATTCTTCTGTAACCTATCCACAAGGATATATTGGTAATTGGGAAAAAATATTTTCATATAATGCCCCTGGTAGTGATAGATCTCCTAGTGTATGGAGATACCCATCAGAAAGAAGATTACACTGGAGATATGATCCTGCAAACAGTGGAGCCGACTTTGGTGCAGATGCCATAGGGTCACAATTTAATTTAAATACTTGGTACTACGTGGGAGTTACTAAAAATGGAAGTAGTGCTTTATCATATGTTAATGGTGTTAATGTTGCTACGCAGACAGTTTCATTCCCTAAAACTGCTGGCAATGCTACTATAATTATAAATGAGAGTTATACAAATCCACTAAACAATGTTAATTGTGTAATGATTTACAATAGAGTATTAACAGCAGCAGAAATATTACAGAACTTTAATGCTTTGAGAAATAGGTTTGGAATATAATGGCAATATATATGCAACCTAAAATAATAACGAATGGTCTTGCATTTTGTATTGATGAACAAAATACCAGTAAATCTTTTATTGGAAAGCCTACAACTAACTTAGTTTCAGATGCTTCAGGATTCACAGGCTGGTCAAACTATTATAGAACAACTTCAAATTCAACATTTATTACAGAATTTGGCACTACTGGATACAGATTTTCAAATCAACCAAGTTGGAACGGTATATATAGATCAATAACTTTACCATCTACTGGAACTTATACTTTTTCTGCATACTATAGACATATTGGAGGCAGCCCTTCAAATAATGGTGGAACAGTTTATGTAAGTGGATACGGCGTAGGAGATGTAGCATCAGGTATAAATAAAAATATACTTGGAAGTTGGCAACGTGTTTCTCATACTATTAATGCAACAACAACAACTGGAACTTTTTATTTAATATCATATGGTGGCACTGATAATGGTACAGGTATTCCAGACTGGAGTTCACAAGAAATTACAATGCCACAAGTAGAGGCTGGATCTTTTGCAACTACCTTTGTTAACGGTACTAGATCAAATACTCAAGCAATTCATGAATTAGTATCTAAAAGAACTTTAACTGCAAATAATTTAGTATATAATTCTAATAATACGTTTTCTTTTAATGGAACAGATTCTTCAATAAATTTTTCAACAACAGGTTTTGACATGGCTGCAGGACAAACAATTATTATTGTTTTAAAGCCAACAGAGGCTGATGCAAATCGTAGAAATCCATATAATCATGAGTATGCTGGATGGGGAACAATTACTCATGAAACTGCTGGTAATTTTCATTACTTCCATGGAACCAGTGGTGGAAACGGTGCTACCTATCAAGGAACACTTTCTTCATTTACTGTTGCTCAAAATGAAACTGCAATGATAACTGTTTCAAGAGGTACTTCAACTGTTCGTTGGTATAAAAATGGAGTATTCGTCAATAGTGCTACAAACTCATATCCAATAGCAGTAAATTCTGTTACTACTGCAAACATAGGATCTGGATATGCAGGTCCATCATTTCAGGGAGATATTAAATTTGTTGCTTTATACAATAGACAACTAACTGATCAAGAAGTTAGTGAAAATTTTAATGCTTTAAGAGGAAGGTATGGTCTATGAGCGCAGAGTCTGGACCTCATATAGTAACAGATGGTTTAATCTTTTGTATTGACAGTACAAATTCTCAAAAGTCTTGGCGTGGAGTACCAATAACTAATCAATTTTTAGCACCAACACCAATAGCAAATGGTAATGTAACTTTTGCAGTTCAAGGTACTGGAACATTTAAACGAATATATTCTGGTACATATGGTAACTATCAGATTGTTGAAGGTGATGTTGTTTATAGATATGATTTAGGTCTTACAGGATGTCATTATCATGGAAATACTGTTTCAGTACCTTCAGGCGTATACGTAACATGGGATTTTGATTACTATATTAGTCCAGATGCAGCAAACTTTCCTACAGTAAACTATTTAGCAAATGTGGAAGGTCCTGGATCAATAGCAATCGCGCTTCCAAATTCTAATAAAGGAGTTTGGCAAAAGGTAAGAGTAACTTCTGGATTAACTACATCATCTGGAAATAGCAACTTGTTGCTTTACCCTGGTGCATGTGGTAGTTCTTACCTAGCCTCTAGTGGATATATTCTGTATAAAAATCCACAAGTTACATTTACAACTTATATACCAACGAATTCAATTCCTTTTGTAAACGGCACAAGATCATCAACTCAGGCATTAGTAGACATGGTATCAAGAAATGTAATAACAGTAAACAATCTTGTTTATGCAGCAGATGGAACTTTTAGTTTTAATGGTTCAAACAGTCATTGTACTATGCCAAATAATACTATTTTTGATACACAAACACCAACAGTTGAAGCATGGATAAGACCTTCCACTTTAAATCAAAATGGTTTTATTTTTGAAAAAGGTACAGTTAATACACAATATTCTTTATTTTTTGAAGGAGCAAATATAGTTTGGAGACACGCAAGTACTGCTGGAGGATACAGTAATATATATACTTCAACATCACCTATGACAGTAAATCAATGGAACCATGTTGTAGGAACTTTTACATCTGGAAATAGACGGGTATATATAAATGGAAACTTAGTAGCAAGCGATGCTCCAGTTCAAACTATACCAACAAACAACAATGGACAAACGATTGGTATGTATAATTCTGGAGGATATTATTATAATGGGAGTATAGGAGTTGTAAGAGTTTATAATCGTGCCTTAACCGCAAATGAAGTAAGTAACAATTTTAACGCTCTAAGGACTAGATATGGTATTTAATGGTATAATTACAAAGGAGGATCAAGATGGCTAATAGTGATAAAAATATATTAATTACCCCAAATACTGGGGCTACTACTGCTAATCCTACTATTAGATTTACAGGTTCAGACAATGTTCCTATTACACTAAGAACTTTAGACACCGCCACCGTAAGTTTTGAAGGAAGTGTTGGTCAATTATTTTCTGTTACAAACAGTTTAACTGGAACAATATTTTCAGTTAACGATGTTTCTGGTATACCTTCAATAGAGGTATTAGATACAGGCTTAGTAAAAATAAATCAATATAACGGAAGTACAACTATTGGAAATCTTGTAAATAATATAAATACAACTGCAAAAACAGCAGCATATCAATTAACTGCAGCAGATGCCAATACGGTTATTCAAATGAATGGCGCTTTTGCATTTAACCTAGATACAACTCTTGCCGTTTTACCACTGGGAACACAGATTACTTTAGTAGCACAAACAACAGGAGTTACAGTGGCTGCAAATGGTGCTTCAATTGTTCCAACTATAAATGCTACCCCAGGGCTTAGACTAAGAGCAGCACATTCTGTAGCAACATTAATAAAAATGACAGTAGCAGCAGCATCAGGATCAGCCAGTACCTGGCTTTTGACTGGAGACCTAATTGCATAACTTTAATGGTATAATTAATAAACAGAAAGAGGATAGGTAATGGCATTTCCAGGTACATATAACTTTAATTACTATCGTGGTGATACATTTGCTCTTACATTAAATCCTAAAGATTCTGCAGGTACCGCTTTTAATTTAACTGGCTATAGTGCTATTTTTACAATTGCAGATAAGCGTGGTACAGGTGCTATTCAGTATACTGGAACAACATCAATAAACACAGGAACAAGCACTATTACATGCACACTGCCTGCAAGTACTGGAAGAAACCTTGCTCAAGGAACTACTTGGGTTTATGATATACAGATAACAAATGGTGTTGCTATTTATACAATCCTAACTGGAACTATTACACCTACTGATGATATTACTGGAGCAGTGTAATGACAACTCCAATTGAAAACATTGATCTTACAATTTTTGGTGGTCCCACAGAACTAGATGTTTCAGTTGACTTTGGAGAACAAGGTATACGTGGCAGTCGTACTTGGGCTGGTAGCGGTGATCCAGTAGTTGCTTTAACGGGGCAGCCATATCAATTATACGATTTGTACATAAATACAGATACAACTGCTGAATACTATAGTTGGATATATCAGTACGTTGAAGAAGTTGGAAACCCAGCATGGGTTCCAGTAATAAAGTTAGATCCTTCACAATATTCAACAATTTCTACAACAACATTTACTGCAGGATCAAGCACAATTAATATTCCAGTAAGCAATTTAACAACTGTAGACGGTGTTTCAGCATCTAAGTTTATAATTCGTCATAGTATTGTAAATGCTAACCCTGTTGCATCTTCATTTACATATTCAATTACTGGAACTTATCCAACTCAGAATATTTCAATAGTAGTAAAAGCAGCATCTTGGAATGGAACCACCTGGTCTAATTTGACTGGTGCTCAAGATGTTCATCTATTTGTTTCCTATAAGGCTTAAAGGGGAG